GAGTTTTTGCACCAGAACCCATTACAGTACTGTCACCATTACCATTCAGTACAACTGTTTTTTTAGGTTCAATTCGAACCCTTTCAATTGTTACGGCAGGTGCATAGTTATCACTTCCGCCCCAGGTATCGTCTTCACCCTTATACTCCAAATACTCGACTGTATGGATTAACAATGACAAACGAATCGGTTTAGCCATGCACACACACGCCCGTATAAAGTAAGCCTGTAGGTTTAAGGTAATCAACCACAGTAATCGCATAGCGATCATAGTAAGATGGCGCTTCAGCTGCTCCTGCACTCATTCCATTCTCAGAATAAGCGCCAACAGAGAAACCGCCGCCACCTTCACTTACAGTTGCAGAAATAATGCCGTTAATAGCTAGAAATTCAACTTGTGCTGCAGTAGCTTTTTTGACTTGCTCACGAATAAAAGGAGCAACTTTATCGAAGTCAACTCCTTGTAATTTGTAACCTATGATGCTATCAATCTGCTCACTGGCTCTTTTGATCATTCGATTTAATAACGCTGCATCAGAAACTGGAGTTCCTTCATAATCGTTATTATAGTAATCTGCATCTATATAAGGCATGTAGTCACCTACTTAGCTGCTTTTTTAGGGGCTTTTAATGATTCAAGCTCTGCTTCAAGTTCTTCGATGCGATCAAGCGCCGCGTTATGTTCTGATACAGAAATGTTACGACCGCCCGTAGCGCGTTTAACAACTTTGCCTTCATCATTGATCTGATCAAAACCGTCATTTAGATAGCTAGGTAAGAAGTCTTTTTCGATATTCAACACTTTGTTCAACCGTTTCACTTTTACAACGTTACTCATTTAACACCATTCCTTTCATAATAAAAAAAGAGAAGCTATAAAATCCTCTCTTTTATGCTGTAGTATGGAATTTAACACCATCAACTTTAGCGCCTAAGATAAATACATCCCAGTATTTGCGCTCATAGTAAAGGTATTTGCCGCCAGTTGTTGCACTTGGTTGATCTAAGCTAACAAATTCGTATTGTTGCGGTGAAACAACTGCTAAAGGATGAACTAAGATCATGTTGATATCTTTTGCAGTACCGTCAGGAACAGCGCCATTAGTAAAATTGTAAGCTGTTTTCATACGAGATGAAGGAACAGTTACAATTGTTACGTCTTCAAGTGAGTAAATGCCGCGATTTACATCACTTTCGCTTCTCCCTTTAATATCAAGGTTTCGTTGAATACCTTCAGCTTCTTTTAATAATTTCTTAACAACTGGAGTTACATAAAGTATACGACCGGTTTGCGGTACTTCCGCTTCATCCATTTCTAACATGAATTTATCAAATTCTTCTAGGATGTTAGTTTTAGTTAATGCTGTAGTAGCTGCTGTTTTTCCTGCTGCTGTGAATTCTGAGAATAATTTTGATGCCATGTATTTATCATGCTCTGGAATTGCTTCTTCATCGTTGAATACGCGTGTAATGTTAGCGATTGTAACAGCCATGTTTGTTTCGTCAACGTCTACTGGATCAACTAGCGTACGGAATTCGCGGTCATGTCCTAAAGTCTTAGGTTCAAATGAGTTATCAACGCGGCGTGTGTAGTTGCCCATCGAATCACGGTTAACATCAGTATATCCACCGACTTTAATGCGTGGAATCTGAATTGTTTTTGCTCCAGTCCATTTTACTGTTGCGTTATTAGGTGTAGAGTATAACGCTCCGAAAGCCAAACCTTGCGAAAACTTTTGAATAAGTGCCTCTTGGTAATTAGTAGCATAATTTAATTGAGCCATATATAAATCTCTCCTTATATTTTAAATTTTAGTATTTTGTTACTTTGAAGGCATCCGCCCACTTTTGAGAATCGGTCATTGTAGTTTGTTGATGTTGACCGTTTGAAAAAGTTGGTTTCGGCTTTCCTGAATCTGCTGGCGGTTGTTCCACTACATCTTTAAAGTGTGGGAAATCAGCAACCACTTGTGCTATAGCAGCAGTGATATCTACATCACCTGTTACTTTTGGCCTTGCAAGTGCAATGACCGCGTTTAAGTTCTTTTCTTCAGTGATACCAGACCTAATTGCAGCGTTTTCTGCTTGCAAATTAAAAAGAGACTCATCTTTTTCTTTGATTTGAGTCTCATAAGTTGTTAACTTTTCATTCTGTTTTTCTTGATCAGTTTTAAGAGATTCTTGGTGCTCATTCCAACTTTTCATGGTTTCTTTAAGTTGGTCCATGTTTTCTACACCAAGCTTCTTAAAAAGTGCTGCTTCATTATCCTTTTTAGCAGCGTCCATCTGTTCTTGTGTAAAGGTAACAGGTGGTTCTGGATTTGGGTCTGTAGCAGGTGGCGTTGGGTTCGGGTCTGTTACAATTGGATCACCTCCTTCAGGTGAAGTTACTGGCGGATTATCTCCCCCTTCAGAAAAGAACTGCATTCCATTTTCTTTTAATCGCAATCTATAATTTAATGGTTTACGCATATCATTGGTCACCTTCCTAGTTATTTTAAATTCTTAGCCATTTCTTCTACGGTTTGCTTAATTTTTTTCTTCAGAAAGTAAGTTAGCTGCTTTCGCTTGCTTCTGAAATTCTTTGATATCATGTATCTTACTTTGTAACCGATAACCCTCTAGTTCCCAAATCTTATTAATAATCCGCTCTTTACAGCATTCAACACCAATTTTCACATCATAATTAGCAGGATCTACACACGCACTAGATTCAGTTAGAATAAATCCGTTTGGCAATTTAGCGACTACTACTGTACATTTGCCGTGAAACTCTTCTACTGTCCAATGAATCTTTTCTAAAATGCTATTAATATCTTCTTGAGTAATCGTGTTTTTCATTATTCAACAACCTCCCAATCTTCTGCTAATGCATCAGAAGTACTAGGCGCCCACATTGCATGAGTGCCATCTGCGCATCTTAATTGCAGGTAAGGGCGTACTTTGAATAAACCTCCTTCATTTAACCCCCATGCTTCAGCAGTTTGTTTGTTGCAAGGAATCCCGTCAGGATATCCCTTTTGATAAACAACAAACATATTTTTACCATTCCAACCTGCACGTGAAATCTTTTCACCATTTTTAACTGCTTCAATTGCTTGACCAAAATTCATTCATAATTCCTCCTATACAATTTTTTCTCGGTTATATTGTCGCTTGCGCTTCGTCTGGTTAATGAATTCCCTCATAGCAGCTTGTCGTTGCGAAACCTTATTCTTCGCTTTTCTTATCTGCCGTTCCAGGTGTCTTTGCTGTTGGCTTTCCTTATATACTCTAGAATTCTCTGCTGCGTCATACGGTTCATAACGCTTAGTTGATTTACCTTGTATATAAGGGTAGATGACATGCCTACAATTTACACCTAATAACCCTGCCGCTTCACCATATGATGTACTGGAGAACGGAGGGTATCGTTTACTTTTACCGTTTTTAGAAAAAATACGACCTTGAAACGGAGCACAGCGTGGTCTAGCTCCAAGATGTGAGCTAACTTCTATGAGATCCACATCATATTCATCCATACGAGTCATTTGCATCTCATTCGCTACATTTTGGCTTGTAGATCTAGACACCATATTCACATAGGCTTCTGTACTCCATCGTTTCCCTGCCTTATCAATGAGAGCTGGAATCCCTCGCTGCGCCCATTCAGAAACAGTCTGTCTTAGTGCCTGTTGTGCCGTTATGACACCACCAAGAACCTTACCTACTGTTTTATTTAAAATGTCTAGATAAACCTGTTGAGACTGTTTGAGCATAGTAGTATTTACAAGATTAAATGTCTCTAGAGCTTGTCGTTCATAAGCATTAAGGATTCCTATTAGCGCGGCACTCGTATACATTGCTGGCGCAGCAGCTATGTTTCCTGCTTGTACCGCTTCCTGATATAACGATTCATGTTGTTCTACTGCTGTAAATCCAGCAGATTCTAGCATCTTTCGGACTTCCTCTGCTGTTTTACCACTATAACGGGCCATTGTATTCATTTGCTGCTGATTCAACTTACCAAGCTTATTCAACTGAACTATGCGCCAATGCTGATATTCAGTGAAATCCTCGGCAGTTAATAGCAGTTCCATGTCATACTTGAGAATTCTAGCCATATTTAAAAGCAACTCTTCTTCAATCGCATTGTAGATATCCACTACAAACATAGAGAGTTGCTGTAATTTATCAGGAGGGAGTGCCATTACCCTTCATCTCCTGAACCATTATTCTTTTGTTTGTTGTTCATACCGAAGAAATCTACTCCTTCAGGCATAACCATCTTATTCTCGTTTTGAATTTCTTCTACGATTTGCTTTGCTTCTTCTTCAGAAACACCATGTATCTTCATGATTGCTAGCTTTTTAGTTGTTAAACCATTCATAACAAGTGTGACTTGCTTATTGATTTCTGCCGTTTGGTCTTCTGCAATAGAATCATCAAAAGTAACAGTAACTTCGTATTTATCAGTACTTTCAAATTCATCATATAAAGCAGCAATTTCAATGATGATATCAACTAAATGACGAATACCATCCTCTATAACGGTCTCGTGAGACTGTTTTGTTCTGAATGTCTTAGAGTTTTCACTTACAACCTCTGTTGCAGTTTTAACACCTTGTCCATCAAAGCTAAATGCTCCGGAAGAGAAGCCAACTTGCATCGATACATAGTTTAAAAGAGCATTGATAGCAGCTGTATGTTCTTCTACACGTAATTCCACTGATATATCTTGAATCTGATTAGCACCATCTTCGAATTGCATCGCTTCATACACTTCATCGGTAGCGTCGAAATATCTTTGTGGTATGCCTGTTTGTGGATCTACAACTGTACGGATCGCTGAAGCAGGTACCATAATTCTCTTCTTACCTAAAACGAACTCACGTTGAAAGCTATCAAACGCAATATCAAGTGACTTTAATGTACCTAACGCATTAGCATAGATCGATATACCAAGTGGTGAACTCATATCTAAGTTATTGGCTGTATTTGGTTTGAAGTACACAAACATAGGTTTAGATAAGTTTTCAATACGCACTTCTTCTTCCAAATCAGGGTATAGAGTAGATAAAGTAATTTTTACACCTAAGTCTCCTTGATTTTTACTTTCGTATAGCTCATTCTTAATTACATACTCTTTACCTTCAACCAAGTGCCATTCAAGTAGCGTGTACTTCTTATCACCCTTAGAGATTTCATTGACGAATACACCCTCAGTGATATGTTTGTTATCCCATGCGACGGGAATGAAGCAGTCTGCTGTGACATATGAAAGTTTAATACCTTCATCCCAGTAAACTTTAATAACCATTCCACCTAAAGCGAATGCGTACTCTAAATACCTTTGAAACTCTTTAATGAAGTTATTGTCATCTAGGACATTCTTAATATCATCTGAGAGTGTTTTATCTGATATATTGATTGAGCACTTCTCGTTAAAGATAAGAGAAGCCATTTCCTGTGATATGACTTTTGCCATGTTTAACGATGCCATCTTCCTGCTTTTTTGCCCCTCAATCGTATGGGACTTAACGTCATGCCATTCACTGTAATACCCACCGTATAGAGATTTCCACATATCAATATGTTTGTAGGATTCTTCATTAACAGGTATATCTTTTTTATCTGTTATCTTTTTAACTCCGCGAATTAGATTCATTTTATATAGCCACCCCCTCACTTTTGCAACGATGCTTCTGAACATATTTTCACCGCCTAATATTTTAATCCTAGTTTTGATAAATTATCGTTAACGTAGTATTGGAATGCATCACACGTGTGGTCGTCTACTTTTATAATCTTAGGATCGTCACTTTGTAGGGTATCTGCATCCCATTGGTATTTCTTATGTTCTTCTATAAAAATCTTATTTCTTTCTGTATTTAACACGAAAAAACGCCCTTGAGCCATTAGATCCTGGACGTTATCAATCATGTCTATTTTCTTTTTCTTCGCTACTGGATGTAATCGAATACCATAATCTTTAAAAAATTGGTTGCGCAGTGCACCTTCTGCAGAATCGATAGTTTGTTTATCGAAATACCTCTTATATATCTCGACTATACTATCCATCCATTCTTTTAAGTCCTTAGATAGTTCACTTGGAGCTTTTTTGACTACTTTATTAGCAGGGCTATAGTAATAGGTATCTAGCAAGATAACGTTTCTCTTCTTAGTGAAAGCAAGCGCTAAATGAGTAGTAGCAGATACCTGATGCCCTGTGTCGGATGTAGTATCAATAAGAATAATATCATCATCTTTTGGAAGTTCATCAATTTCTTGAATATGATTCATATTGTAGACCATATCACCTAAACCAATGACTTCTCCACCATACATCCATCGCCAATAATCCAAGTCATGAACCTTATACTTCTCAATCTTTCTAATCATCTGCTGAGATAAGAATCCTTTTTTATCATCCATGTAAGTAGAATGATGAATGAAGTAATCATCGTCTCCTGCTTTGCTATCCAACCACTCATTAATCCAACTGTACGGATTTCTTGGCGGGTTATAAGAGAAGTAAACCTTTACCTCTTTACCTTCGATTTCTTGACGAATGAAAGTATCCTCAACAATATCAATATCCTCTACACCAGCGAACTCTGCTGCTTCCTCAAACCATAAAGACATTACGTATCCCTTGGCTATCTTTGCAGATTTAAGTTTTAATGGATCGTCGCAGCCATAGAAGTAAAATGCTGTATTGGTTTTCTTATGCCTAATGATCAATGGAGATTTACCGAAATAAAACTCACCCTCAACACCGAGCATATAAATAGCCCATTTGATTTGCTCATATATAGAAGTGGAAAGGTATTTACCGACTTTCCTCAAGCAAACTACATTGCCCTGCTCATCCTCTAAGAAGTCTGTTATAAGTTTCATAGAAATAACTGATGATTTCATTGAAGAACGGCCGCCTTTTGCAACGATATGCGACTGTTCTGCAAGCCATAACGAATAGAAATTGACGTTCATCACATCCATGATATTAACTGTCTTGGTCATTTTCCATCGCCTTCCTCATGGCTTCCTTATCGTTTACAATGATAACTTTATTACCGTTACTATTGTCGTCTGTAAGCTCTTTGATTTCGGCTTTCGTCTTCTCAACATGTACCTTTTGAACTTCCATCTGCATACGATGTCGCTCTTCTTCAATTTGACGTTTGAAGTTGTCAGGAACTAAATCGAAGTACTGCGCCAGTTTATCTAAAGCTTTCATCTTATCAGCGAGCTTAATGGAAACACCATCACGTCCCTGCTTCACTTCTGTGATAATTGAACCATCAACCATCTCATGATCTTGTAAATCAACATAATTGACCATTCGAGCTTCTGTAATAGTTTCAGTAATTTCATTACCATCTTCATCTGTAGTTGTATTCTCTCCAACTTCTACTTCAATTTCCTTTTGACCGAAGGTAATGTAATTAGTAATATCAGCAAAAGCAATCTTAATGTACTCTTTCAATACATCCATCGCTTCTACAAATACATTCTCAACTAACTCACCTTTGAGTTCCTTTATATAGGAAGAAACTCGTTCTCTTCGTAATAACCTACTACTCTGTACATGCGCGCTCTCTTTGGCGTACCCACTCTTTATAGCAGCTTGCGTACCATTGAAGTATTTTACGTAATACAAACAAAAGAGCCGTTCCTTTTCGGTCAGCTCTTCATCCTCTAAAATCTCTTTTAGTTTTTCTTTTGTTTTGGGATTTTTAACATTAGTAACGCTCCTTTTCGCAATAGTAACGTTACCATTCATTTGTTCATCCCATTTGTCCTGTGATTTCCACTTTCTGATTTGCGAAGGCTTGAGGTTTAACTCTGCCGCGATATCAATTAATGGCTTCTCACCTTTACTTGCTTTATATATTTCAAATGCTTTGTCTCTGTCCGGGCTACGTTGTCGTGCCACGACCACCACCTCTTTGCTACAAATGCTCTAATAGTTTTTTGTTTAAGCTTTTAGGAATTCATCAATTGTTTTATCTAACACACAAATTAGCGACTCTCTCGTTTGCTTTGGTGTCATATCATCACTTATTTCATTATGCATAGCTATAGCCTTTTCTAATTTCTGTGGATCAATGTGTTGTTTTACTAAATCCAAACCGATAACATTATTTATTAACTGTCCGATAATAACTGTTTGTTCTTGTTTGCTTAGTTTCATTTCTCTAACTCCTCCTTCTGGTAATTCCTAAATTAAGTATTGAAATTCTCTAAAACTCATTGTATTATATTTTTGTATTTTCTCAGTTCCTAAGCCGAGAAAACATCATCACTTCTGAAAAGGACCCGAACTCTAGCGGGTTCTTTTTATTCACTTGAACTCATTTTCGAATTATTGTATTATATTTTCGGGTCTTACTTAGATAAATCATTATCAGGAGAATCTGCAGTTTTGCAGGTTCTTTTTACAAAATAAAAAGCATCCACTACGTGAACACTTCATGTCATTATGATTAAGTTGTTTTAATTCAGATTGATATGCAGGTGAAACGAATGGAAAATAAAGAACATGAACAAAAATACGATTTAAGCAAAATATACACATACACAGAACATCCTGATAAAATTAGCGGTCGCTGTGATAATTGCGGTAATTCCGCATTCAAAAGTTCCATTAAAAATTTCATCTTCTTAAGAGAATGCCGTCATTGTGGCATGAAGAAAATCATATAGTCCTATTCAGGGCTTTTTTTCTTTATAAAATAAAAAAAGCAGCGGATTCGCTACTTAATAATTCATCGTTTAAATTGTTCGTACGAATGTAAACTTTTACCCATTAGTTTACATTCAAAACATTTATTTCATTGAATTCATAGCGTTTTAGCTGTTTTAGCAAAAAACACTAACAAAAGTATACATTCAAAGTATTGATTTTAAAGGGATTGTGAAACCACCCTGCATTTTGTTAACTATCTCTATTTTTGTTCGTTGAGTTGTTTGTTTTGTTACCCCCTTATCATCCATTATCGCGTTCGACTGCTCCATTTCCTTCAATACCGACTCATCTCACCAATCCGATATCCGACGTAAATTACCAATAAAGTAAAAAGCGTACCTACAAGATATCCTGTAAGTCCTCCTAACCAAAACATCCCATCACTTCCTTCGCAAAATAAAATAAGACACTAAACCGATCACGGCAGCGCCTACGATAATTGCTATTGGTTTAATCATTAACAAGTATATCTGGACCCTTCTTCAACATATACGCGAAACCTGAAATAAATACGATACTAAATATAATAATGGAAGACCACATATTAAAATGAAATTCTTTACCTACAACTAAATAATAGATGTTATGGACCAAGAAATTAGCACCTATGATAATTCCTCCTAACATTGAACTAATTACAAGGCTGATTAAATAAAATTTGAACTTCTGAAACATTTCCCCTCTACTCCTTTTCTAAAATCAACTTTATTTAGGTAGTTTTAAAAAATTATACCATTTGTTTTCCAGATATTCTTAAACCTATAATTTAATTAAGGTTATTTTAAGGAAGGATTGTCTATTCAAATCGTGCATAAAAAGAGAGCATCCACATCAGTAGATGCCCGAATTTGTAGGATTTTTCAATGAGTATCGAATAGGACTCGAGAGAGGATGTCCTACACTACAATATATGCTTGTCCATCTCAAAAGGTGCAACTAAAAGAGCTCTATAAATAGGGATAGAGCTCTTTATGTGAGTAATGGTGTATTTATTTTGACCCGATATTGTATGTCGAGAACTTCCTTATGTGCAAACGAAAGAGAGCACTCCCCCAAGTTAAGTGCTCTCTCGTAAAAATCGATGGGGTAACATGTTGGAAACCGTTCTGTATCATTATATGATGTTCGATCCTAACTATACCTAATACAACCTTTAAAGATGCTTATTATGTAATTTCCATATAACAACGAAAAAAGCAACCGTTATGGATGCTTTTAAATCTTTTCTATAACATAAACCATTGTCTTTCTTGATGGTACATGATAGGAGTAACCTTCATTTCTATGAACGTATATTTCATATTTACCCATCACTTGAAATCTTTCTGTTTCAGATTCACCGAATTTTGATACAGAATCGCATAAAATAGTTAATTCTTTTCTATTATTGCATAACAAATTAGAAATTTGTTTTTCGGTATATATTCCTCCAATCGCTAATTCTTTCAACATTTCTACGTATTGCATAATTTCCCCACCTTTCCCAATCTATTTATTCAACAAAAACCATAATTATCCTTTTGTTCAAATAAATAAGAAGCTATCACCGAAGTGACAGCTTTCCAAAGGGATAGGAGAGGAACATTCACGAAAGGGGAATTTCGAAATGAATCAATTCAAGAATAAGATTACTCTCATTCTTTTCTCGATCACCGCAATTATCATCTAAGCTACGCGCTTTACGTCAGTGACCGAGAAAAGAGCGAAAGCTCTCCTCGTTTTACGTCCGTAGATATCATTTTCAACCCATGAAAATGATTTGTATCAAGAAGTTTCCGCTTCTTGCGTGAACAAACATGTGGAGGTGACAGAGGGGGAACTGCCTCATATTTGCTCAAACAAAGAGCGGAAGCTCTCTGCCTGGTGAAAATTCGCAGTAATCACTAGAAAGTGTAATGCCGTTCAAATCGACGAAGATTTTGTTCTTGTACTACAGTTTTTGAAATGTGCGATTCATTCAATCATATGAACCATCACCCATTTCCATTTTCAAATGTAGAAATCATAAACATGGCATCTAGTATTATATTTATTATCAACCTAGGGGACGACTCCTAAGCTGAATGATAAATACAAAATATTTTCGAGAAGCTCTTATTCCCTCTAGCCTCCGCGTCACCGAGTAACGTAATTATAATGGGCACGCTATCCCATGAAGCGTATTCTCTTTTCAAAGAACCTTCATGAGATAATCGTACCGTTGATTCCATTTGCAAAAACTCCCCAAAAAATACGCTATTTCTCTGCGTTTTCTCTGCCATTTTCAAATGATTCCTAATGTAGTAGCAATCAATTTAATAGCACTTTTCTTCTTCTCATAAAAGTATGAGTTCTTCATCATTAATTCATTTTGTACGAATGCATCTTTCACTGGTTTATTATCTAAGAACTTCATAGTAATGATGTTTCTTTCATCATCATCTAGGATATTGTTTAATGCCTTTTCGATTTGTTGCACCTTCATCCTACTTGTTACTCTCGAATCACGTAATTCTGGAAACAGACTGATTCCTTCTTGTTCCACTTCATTATTGAATCGCATTTTCAGCGCTCTGTATTCTTTCAAAATGCTCACGACCTCTTTCTGCACCTTTTTATCATCGATTTCTGGTAATAAAGATAATTGTTCCAAGTTGGAATCCCCCTATTTCGAATTTTAGTTTTTACACTCACATCAGGTATGTGAAATTTTAATACCTATCTTCTGAATAAGGGAACGATGCTTAGTAAAGTAGCCCCCACCAATCTACTCATCATCGTTCCGTTATCCATTAAGCTGTTGTTCTATTGAATGCTTCTATTTGTTTATCCTCATCATGGATTACCCATCCATCCATCCATCCTTAAAATGTTGCATTAGCTCGTGATACTTAAATACATCGAATATCCAAACATACTGATTACTCCCAAAACCTGGTTCTTTTCTATACAGCATGAATTCTCTTGTACCCTTGTATCTTGGAATCATCTATTCAGCCCCTTTATTTTCTTATCCAACCTTTCTGTTTGTCCTTCATAACAACAACTAACTCCTGCTTATATCGGTATTCAAACATCTTCTTCATATATGGAAAGCGATCGTTAGCATAACCTTTGACATCAATCACTTCCTGTGTTCCATCCTTATAAGTAACTAAGAAATCTGCTGTAAATTTCCAATCTCTTCGCTTCTTCCGTTTACCATCTCGTGTAGTAATATAAAACCCTTCAAGGAGCATGTACTGAGGTTGTAGCTTAATCTCAACAACCTCAGGGTTACTCTTTAAGAACAGGTAATACTCTGCTTCTGTTTTACTATCAAACTCAATTCCTAGTACGACTGTTTTTCTACTATTAATACGGCCTGTCTTCTTTTTGCGCTTAAACAACTTGTTTCCTCACTTCCTTCTAATATGGAATGCTTCCTACATAATCTTTTGAAACACCCCATTGTGTTTTCCTAGGTATTCACCTTCGACTCTTTGTATAGATTATGCAAATCCTAAGTTAACTGGTACCCAAAATGGGAATACATTTCCTACTTTCAATTCATTAATCATTTCCTCATCCCCTGAATAAATCTCAATATTCTGTATATAATGTATATAGGCGATAGCCATAACTCATTTAAATGAGCCTCCAGCAACCTGAGTTCCCATCCCGAGAGAGCAGTTAGCTTTAGCTAGCTGTTCTTTTGGTTGTTTAAATAAAATTCAAAACCTCGATCATACTATACTTACATCCAGATTCTCATCTGTGATATTAGGCTTTTCCCCTTTCCCTGAGGGCGGGCAGTTAGCTTTTGCTAGCTGCTCTTTTATTTGCATCAAACGGCCCGATATCTTCACCAATAGCACCTAAATAATTCTTACGATCCATTTCCCAACAATTCAGGCACATCTTTTTGCCAGGAACAAAGTCTAGTAAATGAGGTCCTCTTAATTCTTTTCTGATTTCACCACACCAATCACATTCCCCGCCATTTTCATACTCTGCCATGATTTTATTCACTTGATGTTCTGAAAGCTCTACACTTCCAATTGATTCCGTACAAGCTAACTCTCCAATATCGTATTTACTAGGCATCCCATCATATCCGTAAGATTCCATGTAATCATCTGTCATTTTGTTTAAATCAATAACCAATTTATTATCAATAATTTTAAGTTCATATTTACTCATTTCCCTCTTCCTCCCTGAATAAAACTCAATCTTTTGTCAATACTGTAGACAACATGATATTTCTCCAACCCCCAATTGGAGCTGAGCAGTTAGCTTTTGCTAGCTGCTCTTTTTACTTTTTTGAATAAAATTCTAAATCTTGGTCACTCTATAGGTAGGCTTGTGAATAGCCATAATTCATTTTTGTAGTACCTAAATTTTTTCTCCCTACTCCTTGGACTGAGTAGTTAGCTTTTGCTAGCTGCTCTTTTATGCTAGTGACGAATCAATTAGTAATGTTTTATTTTCGCTTAAATGAAAATCGCAAGTCGCTTCAAAAAATTCTTTATCACCGTATTTTATAGTCGCAGTTATATATTTCGCGAAAGCTGTAGGCTTTTTAAGTTCTTCCGGCTTTCCTTCTGCCATAACATCTGCAATCGTAGCTCCTGCTACTTCAGTATGATAAACCTCGTACGCCTTTTTCTCACTTTCCGCCGCAATTAACGCCCAATATTCTTGTTTATCAAATTCAAAGTATTTCATACCCATTCCCCTTTCTTAATCCAATGCCATAATTTCAGCTAACGATCTATCTGAAATGTAAGTCCTAATAACCTGTATCCGTCCATATTTCTCTTTAGCCATTCCTGTGGCTTCGCTCTCTGACTTCGCTTCAAACCAGCGCAGTTTCCATTTTTCGTCCTTGTCATAAAACTCTACCGAGTACGTCATGACGCTTGTATCACGCTGCAAGAACTTATCCGCCGTGCTCTTTGCTGAGTAATCGAAACTTCCCACTACATCCTCAAGTGTTAGTTGTTTCATGCTCCTATTCCGACTTTCTCTTGCATCTGCATTTGATAAGCTATTTCCAACCTTGCCATTACTTCCTCGCGCTTTCTATCGACTTCCTCAGGTGTCCGATTCCCTGCCGAGCAAATACATGGCGCAAATTGATAACAGCCGTTCCCTTGGTCGTTCCTAATTACTCCCGTTCCTTCACATGCACACATCTTAATTCCCCCTCTTGAAGTTTCGTAATCTATAATTATCGCCAAACATTTCTAGCATTTCTGCGTTCTCCATCATTCTGCTAAAATCACGTTCTCCGTACATTTCTGCTAAATGGCCAACATTGAAATTCGTTGTAAATAAAGTACTTTTTCCTATTCGGCTATCTACAATTTCATTTGTCTTCGTTTGCTTCCAAGTAACGCCTTCTTTATCTTTTTCAGTAAACTCCGCTCCGAAATCATCGATAATAAGAACATCTACTTTAGCAAGGAGAGACATAAGCTTGTCCTCTGTTAATTCGCTGTTTTTGTTCCATGTAGACTTAATTTTGGTAAACAACTTATTCATTTGAATGAACATTGCGCTATATCCACGTTTCATTAATTCCTTTGTAGCAGCCACGCACAAATGACTTTTTCCTACCCCGTAATCTCCTGTAATAATCATGCTTGTTGGATCCTCTTTGCTGTATGTAGAAACAAAATTCATGATTGTCTCTTTGGCGTCTGACAATTCTTTTGTAGGTGGTGCATAGTTATCGAAAGTAGCCTTCTTTAATTTGTCGTTGATTAGGCTGTTGTCTGCGAACGAATCGTACAAACTAATAACTTGGTTCCTCTTTTGTATTACGAGCGTTTCCTGAGCTAACTGGACGTCCTGAGGAGCGATTTCTTTGCAATACCAGCAATAAGCTCTGTTATTTTCATCAAGGAACTTTTTACGTCTACATAAATCACATCTTTCATTAGCGACCTTTGGTAAAGTCATATTTGCTGATGAAGCTACTATCTTTGCTAGTGCCTGCATTAGAACCCGCTCCTTTTATTTTTTCGTTTAAGTAACCTTCAAATTTAGTTCCAAATAACGTTTCTGGTCTTAAATACTGGTTCATATTTGAATCTTTAAGCCATTGCGTTGTTTTGATATCAATAACTTGTTTAAAATCATCTATTGTAAAGCCGTCTTTAAATCTAGCTTTGATTAGAGTTCTTGTTTTGGCTGTTTTGTGTTTATAAGATTTACCAGCTTTTTCATTAAGATAAGAAATAATATCCTCGTAAGGGATGCAGTCTTTTGGCCGCTCTTTTTGGTCAGAAGACATATTATCTTTTAATGTAGTAATCTCTGTTGTATTCTCTGTAGTAATCTCTGTTAAAGATTGCGACATATTGTTAGAATCAATAGTTACATTTTGTGACTTTCCATTGTTACAATTTGTTACTATCCATTGCACCAATTTGTCATAATCCAATTTATAGTGAAGAGTAGGTGCTCCATTTGCTTTCATCAGCTTTGTTTCCACAAGGCCCATTTCTTTTAGCTTTGCTGTAGAGTAACTAACCTGGCGTTTTGTTAAACAAATTTCTTCTTCCCATTCTTTATGAGATTTGTAGAAATAACCGTCCGTTCTTTTCGATTTATCACTATAAAACACAATTTGATTCAAAAGGATTGCTGTAGTAAGATCGCCTGTTAATTTAACGAATATTTTTGGGACCACTAATATATTTTCTTGTCCGCTTATTTGAGAAATGATTGTACGTATCGTGTTGTAATTACTCACTTAGTTCACCTTCTTCATTTCCGTTTCATAGAAGCAATCTGTTTCATCAATTTCACCAGTTCTATGAATACTTTCCGTATTTACAACTCTTCTCGCTGGATAAACGCATTCGTAACCTTCTTTGGACCATTTGTATATTTTGTATCCAATTTCCGTTTTGGTTTCACCGCGAACATATTTATTCTCTTTAGTCTTACTTGGAATAATGAAACTGTATCGTTTGGATCTGTAAACTGTTTTCATCACACTATCTCCCTTTCGCATATTGCTATTCCATCTTTAACACTAGATATTTTGTAACCTGGATAGCGATCGGGAGTAATGTACTCAATCGCCTTCATTTTTGCTTCTTGTTCGTTTTTTGCGCCCTTCCATACCCATGAAGGAAGGACGACTTTTGTTTCTGTTTTACCTAACATGGTTTCATCTCCTAACTAAGTATTTGAGAGTAATGAATCACTTTCGTTAATCGCTTCGTTTGTCTGCAATAAGCGCATTTTTCGCATCTATTAGGCTTGTCCACTCCGTTTTTCACTGCTAATACACGAGGTAAGTTCTCTTCAACTTCATCTAATTCCAGTTGAATGATTTCGTCATCGAAGTTAATAACTGCCTTATCTGGATGCTTTTCTTTTGATACTGCTACAATGAATGGTTCTAACCTGCTTTCTCTGCCGGACCATCTTTTTTCTAACTCTGCATACACTGACATTTGAATCGTGTACCCATATGCTTCAACGAATGAGCAATATCCGTATTCGTCCGTCCAAACTTTGTCGTAAATGGACTTCACTGTTTTTAAATCAACGAATCTACCATTAAGAGGGTTATATACATCAAGTTTCGATTTCCAATGTGTACCGAATAATTCAGCCGTTATGATAACTTCTTTTTCACCTTCCAGAGCGAACATGCACAACCCATCATCTTTTAAGGTTTCAATCATCAAATCTGCGTTTTTATATTGAGAGTAAAGTTCTCCACTTCTTGTGAAGAGAGAAGGAGTCTTCTCTTTAAACTGATCAAGCGCTCCTTCTAACCAAGCGTGAACATATGAGCCAAGTAACAGGCTGTCATTATGTTCTTCTTTCCATTCGCCTTTCAACTTTGCAAGTGCTGCCGCTTCGCATTTTTGAAATGCTTTATATTGACTCACTGACATATACTGCATATCAGCTTCTTGTGAGTAGTAATTTTCATCATTTAGTTGTAGAAGGTTCATCATTACCACCCTCTGTTTGTTGGAATTGAGCTTCTAAATTCGATTTAACTGGGCTTGTCTTCTTTGTATCGAAGAAGTCTTCTTTCTTACCTACACCTTCACGAATTGAAGTGTAAATGCGCCCTAATTTCACAAAGTCATGTTCTGTAAAAGCATCTATATTTAATTGGAATGAGTCTTCAATCATTTCCTTAGTTACGCCAAAGTCTTTTTTGAATGCATCTAACGCTTTGCGTAAACGATCTTCTAAAGGTTCTTTCTGACCATTTACTAAAGTGTCATTACACTTCTGTACAGCTGCATCAACAATATCTCCTGGAATAATCCCTAAGATGCAAGCTCTCATTCTTCGCGTACCCATATTTGCTGTTAATTCGTAAACATCTCGACTATCAGTTAATTTATTTGTTTTGCCTTTCGCTTTTCGTTCGTGTTTAACAGTGAATATCTTTGTTTGACGTGTGTTCGTTTCTAAGTCCCACGCATAAGCCATCATTGAAGATTCACCATCTTTTTGATCCAACTCAATAATTCCGTAATCAATGTTCCCCCAGTTTCTTGCGATGACCTCAGCAAGTCTGATTGATGGCCCTTGAACCTTTTGACCGCCTTTCGGATATTGATACACTGCATTTTCAGCAACTAATTTACGTTCGCACTCTTTCATAATTCTTTGAAATGCATCATATGTGTCTCTAGGGAAGTTTTTAGCTACATACATAGCCATTTGTACCTCTTGTGCTTGGCGACTTACCATCGCTTCTGTAGTAACGTTTTTCGCTTCTGGTTTAGGCATGTACTCTGAGTAATCTATATTTGATAATCCGTTCATTATTATTCTCTCCTTTTATTAAAATGGTGTTACTTCTGTTTGTTTACTAACTTCATATACTTCTTGTAACGCTTGTAATCCGTATTCGTAAGCTAGAACCATCGATGATGCATTAGGTTCATCACTTTGCTTGTATCGTTCAACTAAACTCATTAGAATTTGAATTTCAGCTTCGATTTTGTTTTGTAGGCCCATCTTATTCACCCATCACTTTCTTTGTAGAATGAGACTCTACATATTGTTTGATGCATTCTGTTTCTGCGTGTAAATAATCGCCATCGAAATCTAAGCAACTTTCACCGTAGTATATTTCTCCAAAACATCCAGCACATTCTTCAATAAAATCTCTTGCTGATGAATCGTGATGATTACCATTTAATAGCGGGTTTTCAATCATTTCCTTTTCCTCCCTTTACTAGGAAAAGTCGATGTGGTACAATAAACGCATAACTTCGTGATCGACTTTTCTAAAACGACCTGTCTCCCAATGGGTCGTTTTTTCATGTTTTTGATAGTAACTAATCTACAAATCTGTTAAAATTTAGTTACCGATATGTGTTACAACTGGCCTGTGCTTCTGTACGGGCTTTTTTGATACTAGTTTTTAGCTAGCGGATGCATGTTTCTCTCTCCTTTCTGATGTTTTGCACATCGAAATATCCAGGAACCTATTTAATAGGTGGGGGATACCATTAAATTCCCGAATATTTCGACAAGCAAAGGCCTGTCATTTTTGTAAAATTGTGGTATTATTGATTTATAAAGTTGATAATTTGACTTTACCCTTATGAGCCTTGAGCCTTCACAATCAAGGCTCGTCCCTATTTAGCTAGAGTTATATACTTGTATGTTTCCTCAACCTTATCTGCGCTGTTATGTACTTCCCTAGCTCTTAAATCCTTTATGATCCACAAGATTTTCTCTCGTTCGTATTCATCTCGTTGCTCTTTTGTCATCACTTCACATCCTTCGTCCACCGTTTGATAGGCTTGTCCAACAAAACTACTAGTGATATTAAGCTGCATATCGTTAACGCCAGGATGAAAAGTGATATTGGATTGTCGTACATTTACATCGCCTCCTTACCAAGAAACTTGTTAATGAAGTAAAACTGACCTTTCCCTGTAACTTTTGGCGTGAACTTCGTTTCGAATTCGCCATTACTATTTGTTCTTACGTATTCTTGTGATTCAAACAATCCTAAATCCATTGAATACTGTGTTGGTGTGTTGTACAGGCTTCCTTTTTTCTTGCAAAGGTATCCATTTTCTCTCAACCATTCGAACAATCTGTTTTGACCCGTATCAATTCCTTTTTGCCTCATTAGATTTGCTAATTGCTTTACACTGATTAAGTTCGTTGACACTTGCACTGCTTCAGCGAATGTTACAAGTGGTTGTTGCTGCAATACTTTTCGTTCAGCTTCAATTCGTTTTGCTTGTTCTTCTTTTAAGTTAGTGAGTAGACCAATCATGAAGTCTGGATTAGTTACCGCTTGTTCCAGCGCTTGATCTGTCATGTATGCTCCGTGTTTTCTAATAGAAGGAAGCACTTCACTTGTTACCCACTTTTTGAATGCTTTTGCTTGTGGTTTACGGCTTCTAAGTATTAATGAGTAAAGCCCTGATTCATTTACAACCATCATTTCACTTTTGTAATCAGAACCACTGTGCTTAATAAGCACCTTATCTTTTTCATCATCATCAAGGTATTTCGTTGAGTCTTTTGCACTTTTAAGTTCCAGTACATCCGTAACATCTTTCGCTACAAACCAAACATCCTCACCTTGTAACACCGTTCGAACTTGTCCAAACTCTTTATTGTTGAAAACTTGCAATTGATTCATTTTCTTTCCTCCCTTTTATTTTCAGGTCAAGTCAACGTTTAATTATATGACCTAAGGTCAAGTTTATACCCTTTAAAAAATGACCTCATCCTACTAAGTCATCCATTGTTGTTGATAAAGCATTAGCTATTTTTTTTAATGTTTCAATCTTAGTTGATTTAACACCTAATTCTATCTTCGAAACCATACTCTCACTGATTTCTGAGAGTTCAGCGAGTTGTTTTTGTGTAAGTTTTTTATTCATACGAAGTTCTTTTATGTAACTCCCTTTTATTTTCATCGGCTTCACCTCTCGATTACATTTTCATTGTACACATAACTTGACCTGTGGTCAAGTGTTTTATTTTAAATTTTATTTTTTCGAAACAAGAAATGGACTGTTGGTCAAGTTTTATGTAAAATATATACTATGGTCGAACTATAACAAAAATATTTCAATGTTATATTAAACTGTTTTTAAAGGGGAATAAAATTATGTTACCTATTTTATCAATTAGGATAAAAGAACTTAGGAAAGAGAGAAAATGGTCTCAAAAAGAATTAGGAGAAAAAGTAGACGTTAGTGAGTCTTTTGTTTCAAAAGTTGAATCTGGAAAGAAACAACCTTCCAGAGAAGTAACAACTAAAATAGCAGAAGTGTTAAATGTGACAACAGATTACTTGTTAGGTAGAAGTGATGAAGAAGTTCTAAACGAAATGTTAAATAAAAAGTTCATAGAAATGAAATCACGTTTAGATTCTCTTCCGGAAGCACAACAAGAAATGATTATGAAACAAATGGAAAGCTTAATGGAAAGCTTTGAACAACTAAACAACAAATCGATAAAATAGCCAACCCAATCCCATTACGAGGTGTGGCTATTTTTTTGTTCTATATTAAACAATAGCTCAATATAAGAATCAATTGTCTGTTCATCATTATTAGATACCTCAGCAGCCTGTAGTAAAAATCTCTTTAAAATTTCTTCTCTTGTCATCCCCAATATCCTCCAGTATTCTCATAGTAGTTTGTGAATTAAATTACAATAATTCTATAAAATCTTTTTCAAAAAACAATTTTTTCCAGAAAGCACGAAAACGAACGCGACTTCTTTTTTATGTCCATATTATACCACGAAAAACGAACGTGCGTTCTCGTTATTAATACTGTATTATTTAAATATTTTTCTATTCCTATGCATTATTTTGAACAGATATTAAAAATGTTTACCTCTTTTTATAGTTCTTTATTAATTAATCACAAAAAATTATAAAGATGAAATAAAGGCAGTAAAACGCGCATAATTTGACCAATTTCCCCAGTAAGAGCCGAGGCTCTCTTTTTTTTATTTCCTTTCGACAAAATATGACAAGGTAGTTGTAACTAGATTTGTTATGCTTGGTTCAGAAATCTTATATATAGGAGCGGATTTTAATGGCAAGTAAATACACTAAACTTGATGAACGATTTGGCGTTATAGATTTTCCAGTAACACTTGCAGAAATGGTAGATATATCGAAAGAACTTCCTAAGACAGAACGAAAATTTTATGAATATGCTTTTGATGCATTGAAGAAAGTTATGAAGTCTGGAGAAAAAATATATGCTTTTGAAGTTGCTGATCCAAAACTGACGAAAACAGGTTTTATTGTTGTCGGTGAGCATAATCTATATTTCGTGATGATGAAAGGTGGATTATTTGGTGGTGCTGAAGCAGAAGTAGTCAAATATAAAGACATTAAAAGTGTAGACTTTGATATTATTCAAGGACCATTCGGCGTATCTCTTATGAACACAGGTATCCTTTACTTAGAAATGAAAAAGATGTTCGGAAGTAAAAAACGTACTATCAGAAACATTCCAGATTACAATATTGATGCACTTTTAAAAACGGTTCGTGATAGATTAAAATGATTTTTAGCACTCGGAAGGGTGCTTTTTATTTTCTCAATAACCGATATAGATAAATATGGTAAAATGGTAATTGGATGGGAATTCAATATATATTATTAAAAGTAGAGTGGTTCAAGTCGGAGGAAGGCACCTTATGGTGTCTTTTCTTTATTTTCAAAAGGACCTGCTCATATATCATTTATAAACATAGGGTAATATAAACCGTTAAAACACATGAATGACTCAATGTTTTTACCTCCTATTGAAAGGAGGGACTATTATGGGATTTGGTGGTAGTTGTGGTGGCTTTGGTGGCGGATTCGCTTTACTAATTGTACTGTTCATCCTGTTAATTATCATTGGTTGCAGCTGTTGGGGCGGAGGATTCGGCGGAGCTTGCTAAAAACAATTAGAAAAGACACTCATATGGGTGTCTTTTCTTTATGAAAAAATCCCCACACATTGCGCAGGGATCAGGAGCGGATCTTTCAGTTGGGTGAACAACTTCATCATAATGCATTCATTCTCCACTGGCAAAACGGTACAATCTCATTATTCTCATGACAAAACACAATTTTCTTAGGTAATTTTCCGTAATATACCTAATGTATAAATTAAAGTTGGAGTACCACCAGCATTTCGGAAAAAACCCACGCTAAGAGCATGCAAGATTTTATACAGTTTTTCGGCTAATTCAGTAACAAACGAGAACCCGAAAACCCACACCATAATAGGAATGTATAAAAAATTGCATAGATCCATAGAACAAAAAAGGTGAATCCCTTGTGAGAGTAGGGATCCCCCTTGTCCTTGCTACTGATAATGTTACGTTATGTTAACCGAGCATGAATAGAATATTCATTAATCAAAACAAATGTAATCTTGAAATAACGGCAGCATATAAAAAGATTATTTACGTGGTTTATTAAAAAATATTGCGATAACTAATAACAATACTCCTATTATTGAAATTAAAGATGAAAAGTTATTCATTCCCTTTTCCCCCTTTTATTACGATGATAACAAAAAGGTGGTTAAATTTGTAAAATAGATTCCATTTACTTCTGATAATAATAATTATGTAAATGAGCCGTCCATATGGACGGCTCATTGTATTTCTTGCTTAGCGTGGTTTTTTTCCAAAATGCTAGTGGTGCCCCTAGTAGAGGTTGTCCACTATTTAACAATCGGAACATGCAGAAAGTAATTGATAATCGATATAGCTAGGGTCATAGTAAATGAATTGGTTTCCGCCTAAGTTTAGCCATCCATTTTGTTCGTAAAATACTTTATAAGCTTCGTTATGATGTAATGTTCGAATCACATTGCCACTCATAGAAGGTTGATCTCGTAAATTTACATTATCGCCTGTAATTGTAGCAATCCCTATATAGTTACAGTAACAAATATAACTAGGATCATAAAAAACAAATTCATTCCCACCTAAGTTTAACCATCCATTTTGTTCGTAAAATACTTTATAGGATTCGTTACGATGCAATGTTCCAATGACATTGCCACTCATAGAAGATTGATCTCGTAAATTTACATTATCACCTGCGATAGTAGCAATTCCTATATAGGAGCTATTAGGTCCATTGTTGTTATTATTCCCGTTATCCAAATCCACATAGGATATATTGCAATCGACATTGCTATTAATGCCTTGTACACTTCCGGTATCTGTGTATTGCCAAATATCACATTCCATTCCTGCACCTCTTGGATTATAACGTGCAACCCACAATAGAGTATCTTGTAAACGTGAAATGTTTAGACTATTTTGAAAGAAATATAGATTGCTGTAAACGCCGGTGTTTGTATACCCTGCATTTTTCAATTCTGTTAAAAATGCATTCACAGCATCTGTTAATGTATCAGGATCTAAATTTGCATCATTAACTTCTATATCGACAAATACAGGTGCAGTTAATGTTACACTCTGTAAATTTTTAATGAAGAAAGCAGCCTCTTGTCTTGCATCATTAACAGAGATTGCCCGAAAAAAGTGATAAGCTCCTGTAAGGATGCCAACACTATTTGCACCATTGATATTGTATTGAAAGATTGGATCGACAAAATTGGTGCCTTGCTCAGAACCTTCTGTTACTTTTGCAATCATAAAGTTTACTTGATTTGGATCATTCTTTACTTCATTCCAATCAATATTTCCCTCATGGTGACTCACATCAATTCCAAATGACATGATATAACACTCCTAATTCGTTATACTACTTTATATTCTCAGTCTATTAAATTGTTAATGGATGTGTATGGATACTTATACCATTTCTACTATTTTGGGTGATATTACAGTCTATCAATTAAGTCTTCTAAATACATTGAATTCCAATAATGAGACGTTATGTTAACTTTACATGAATAAGATATGCATATGTTTCCTCACTACCTTTATGTGGTAAAATTAATTTGTTAGAATATTCGTATTTTACTACAGGAGGATGGAAGATGAATCAAATTGAAAAGGTTACAAACGCAGCAATGAATGGAGATATACCTACAATACAAGAAATCCTGAATGAAAACCCTGATCTTGTTAATACTTTTAGTCAAGATGGATGGACACCTTTACATTTAGCTGCTTATTTTGGAAAAGAAGAAGCAGCTAGATTATTATTATCATTAGGTGCTGATATTCACGCACGAGCAAAAAATAGTAATGAAAATATGCCTTTGCATGCAGCAGTAGCAAATAAACAAGCAAAGTTAGTCGAATTACTGATTAAAAACGGTGCTGATATTAATGCAAAACAAAGTGGAGGATGGACATGCCTTCACGAAGCAGCCTTACTAGGAAATACAGAAATTGTAGAATTATTGATTAAAGAAGGTGCTAACATTCAATTAAGAAAAGATGATGAAAAAACACCTCTTGATATTGCCTTAGAAAAAGAACAAAATGAGGTAGTAAATCTTATTAAACAACATATAAATACAGCTTCGTAATGAAAAGAACAATACTAAAACCTAATAATATTATTAGGTTTTTTTACTTCCAATAACGATCATTATGGTGCGACAAGAAGT